CGGAGAAGGCCGCGAAGCCCTCGGCCGAGTGGGGTCCGACCGTGACGAGCACCACGCTCGACAACTGGGCGGTCTACACCCAGCTCACCCGCCAGCTCCTCGAGGACTTCTCGGCGGTCCGCGGCTACATCGATGGCGAGCTTCAGCGCGACATCGTTCGCGCCGAGGAGGCCGACGCCGTGACCGTCCTCGCCGCTGCCTCGGCGACCATCCCCGACGCGACTGTGGCCGGCGATCTCCTCGCCGCGATCAGGGTCGGGATCGGCACCGTACAGGCCGCCGGCTACACGCCGACCGCCGTGCTGCTCAACCCCGCCGACTGGGCTCACATGGACGTGGTGATCCTCGGCGACACGCTGAACGGCCCGCGGATCAACCAGACGTTCTGGGGCCTGACGCCGATCCCCTCGACCGCCCAGGCGGCCGGCACCGCGGTGGTCGGCGACTTCCGAGCAGCGATCCACCACTACGTGCGATCGGCGATCAACCTCTACATCACCGACAGCCACGCCGACACGTTCCTCAGCAACGTCTTCACGCTCCTCGCAGAGCGGCGAGGCAAGACCGCGGTCGTGCGCCCCCAGGCGCTCGTAGAGGCGAAGACCGCCTGAGAGGAGAGGGATAGATGAGCGAGCAGAAGCCCGAGCAGTTCGGCGATCCCGTCGAGCCGCGCGAACCGGACGAGGACTTCACCGGCCCCCACCAGCGGCCGGCCGAGGCCGAGGGCGACAAGGGCTGACGATGGCGATCAGCGGAGCTCCGGACCTGGCCGCGCTCAAGGCGTGGCTAGGTCTGGAGTCCAATGACACCGAGGACGATGTGGTGCTGACCGAGAGCCTGGCCGGCGCCCTCGAGGCCCAGTGCCTCGTAGTCGATTACCCAGCGGATGAGTTCGGCGAGCGGCTCATGACGGCCGATCTCCGAGAGGCGATCTTCCTCCGCGCCCAGCGGCTCAGCTCGAGGCGGAACTCGCCGGAGGGCGTCGTCGGGCTCTCCGGCACGGGCGGCGATTTCGTCTCCGCTCGCCTGCCCTCCTACGACAATGATGTGTGGCACCTCGAGGGGCCGCACCGGAAGATCCCGGTGGCCTGATGGCGGTGACCACGGCCCAGACCGTCGATGTAGCTCAGGCACTGGCCGTGTTGCTCGAGGGCATCGGCGGTCTCCGGGTCGAACCGTACGTCTCCGACAAGAGCCGGCCCCCCGTCGCCGTCATCGCTCTCCCGCGGCTCCGCTTCGATGATCCGGAGGCCGGCTTCTGCTTCGCCGCCTGGGAGTTCCCGATCACGATTATCACGGCGCGCAATCAGGACCGGAGCGCACAAGAGGAGCTCTCGCGGCTCGTCCGCGATGTGTGCAACGCGTTGATGCATCCGCCGGCCGCCGGCATCGGCGACGTGGCTCCCATCGCCGCAGATCCGACGACGGCGACCATCGCCGGCCAGGAGCTACCGGCCTACATCGTGCGCGTGCGAGTGCTCGCGTAGCAGAGGAGGAGAGAACAGATGGCGACCCTACTCAAGAAGCTGACGCTCCGGCTCGGCACCGACCAGTTCGAGTGTCAGCTCACCACAGCCGAGGTCACCGACGAACCGACCACCGAGGAGTTCCAGAGCTTCTGTGGCACCGAGACGTTCGCCACCTCGGCCTACAAGCTGCACCTGGCAGGCGCCCAGGACTGGACGGACGTGGATGGTATCTGCGAGATCATCCACGACGCCTATACGACCGAGCCCGTCGCGGAGATCGACTACGAGGTGGCGCTCGGCGAGCCTGCAGCCAAGTGGCGGAGCGGCCAGTGCAAGCCGACCGCTGATGTTCCCTTCGGCGGCCAGGCCGGCTCTCCTCTCACGTTCGATGTGACCCTCGACTGCACGGGCGTGCCGGCCGAGGTCGCCCTCGCACCGTGAGTCTCGCCCAGCGCGTCCGGCTCGAGCTCGAGGACGGCCGCGAGATCGAGACGATGTATGACGGCCGAGATCTCCGAGCCTGGGAGGCCGCGTTCAACAAAAGCGCGATCGTCGAGGATCTCGGCGTTGGGATGCTGACCTGGCTGGGCCATCACGCAGCGATCAGGCGCGGCGAGCTCAACGGCGACCTCACCAGCTACGCGGCGTTCGACAAAGTCTGCGTCTCCGTCGAGGGCATCCGCGCGGAGCCGCCGGACCCTACCAAGGGGCCGGCGAAGCGATCCAAGGGTTCCCGCGCCAGAGCTGGGGACGAACCCTCACCGCGCTGATGATCCGGACCGGCATCCCCGTCAGCGTCCTCGAGGAGCAAGACGAAGAAGTGATCCTCACCGCGATTGATCTCCTGGCGAACGAAGGAGGCTAGGGAATGACAGCGAGCGTCGAGTGGACCGGCCTCGCTGCGTTCGCCCAGAATCTCAAGCGAGTCGCCGGCGGCGAGCTGCAGGCCGCCATGACGGCGAATATTCAGGAGGCGCGCCCCCAGATCGTCGCCGATATCCGCGGCTCAACTTTCACGAAGATTCAGCGCCGAGCAGCTGCGACCGTGATCTCCGCCCCCATCCCCCAGGGGATCGAGATCGCCGGCGGCGCCGGCCAGAGCCTCGGCGCGGTCCTGTTCGATGGCGCCGAGTATGGCGGCCGCAAGAGCAAGCGCGTCACCTACGCCACCCGCTCGAGGCAGGGCCGCGCCTATGTGGTGCGCCGGCGCACGACGATGCAATTTCTCCCGCACCTGGGCCGCGAGGGTTACTTCTACTGGCCGACGATCCGCGAGTGGATTCCGCGGCTCGCCGAGAGGCAAGACGCGATCGTGAAGAAGGCGCTCGGCTGATGGGCACCATCGACACCCTCCTCCGCGTCAAGGCCGACGCCGCCCAGGCCGTCCGCGGCCTCGCTCCTCTGCAGGCGAGCCTTCAGCAGACCGCCGCGGACGCCGAGGTCACGGAGAAGGCGCTCAACGATCTAGACGGCACCCACAACATCAGGCTCAACGATGCGGCGATCCTCCGAGCTCGAGAGGAGATCAGCCGGCTCCGTCAGCAGATGCGCGAGCAGCTCGCCGTTGACGTCAACGCGAACACGACGGCGGCCCAGCGCCGGATCACGCAACTGCAGAGGAGCATCCGGACTCTCGACGCCGAAGTTGTCGATATCCCCGTGGTCGTAGAGACCGGCCAGGCGGAGACCAAGCTCGCGGCGATGAGATCCTCCGTCTCCGGCATCGGCTCGTCCATGAAGGGCCTGGTGGCGATCACGGCCGGCACCGCCGTGGGCAAGTTCCTCGTAGATGGCGCGAAGGGAGCGGCCGCGTTCGAGGTCAACATGCGTGGCGTCAACGCCGTGCTCGGCGACACGATCGCTATCGATATCTCGTCATGGATTCAGGAGAACGCGGCAGGGCTCAACCTCTCGCAAGAGGCCGCCTCCGAGCTCGCGCGGAGCCTGGCGATCACGGCCGACCGATACCAGGATGCCGGCGGCGATGCCACCAAGTTCCTCGAGAGCCTCGAGAACATCACCGCCCAGGCGGCCGCCTTCTCCGGCGCCGATCCTGGCCGAGTCGCCGAGGCGATCGGCGCGGCCTTCCGCGGGGAGTTCGACTCGCTCGAGCAGTTCGGGATCAACCTCAGCGCGGCGAAGATTCAGGCTCAGGCGATGGCCGACGGGCTCCTCCATGCCGGCGAGACGATGACGCCGGCGATCCAAACCCAGGCGACTTACAACGCGATCCTCAAGGACTCCGCGCCGCTGATGGGCTCTGTTGATCGCAACGCCGACACGCTGACCGGCACGATGAACAACCTCAACCAGTCGATGAGCGATCTCTCCGCCTCGCTCGGTAAGAGCCTCGGCCCGACCCTCGCAGGCGTCGCCGAGGATGCCGCGAAGATCGCCGACGACCTCGGCGTGATCATCAACAAATACAACGAGCTCCGCGCCATCGGCGAGAAGGGGAAGGAGGACGAAAAGAACGACTGGCACGACCTCGTTGACTTCGCCACCGGATCGATGCGCAACATGTTTTCGGTCTGGAACAACGCCCGAGAGAACGCCTTCGGCGGCGACAACGAGGACATGAAGGACACCGGGAAGGCGATCGAGGACACGGGCAAGAAGGCCGCCGGCGCTAGCACCCCGCTCGGTCGCCTGGCTGATGAGATCGCCGGTCTCGCCGAGGAGGAGCGAGCGGCCGCGGATGCCGCGGAGGACCACGACATTTCCATGAAGCACCTGACTGATCGGGTGCAGAGCACGGCCCAGGCATACGAGGATCTGCTCGCCAACTTCACGGCGACCAACAACCTGATGATCTCGGCGCGCTCCTCCGTCTACAACTACGAGGGCGCGATCGATTCCCTCGCCGAGAGCCTCAAGAAGAACGGCGCCACGTTCTCGCCCGATAGCGAGGAGGGCCGGAAGAACTGGGATCAGCTCGTCAACTTTGCGAACCAGGCATCGACGCGGATCACGGAGGCGCTCAAGCACCGCGGAGCCGATGCCGCCAACAGCATCTTCACGAGCACCCGCGACACCCTGCACCAGATGCTCGCCGATGCCGGGGTGGAGAGCAGCAAGGCGTGGACGCTCGTGGATCAGGTGCTCAAGCCGCCCCACACCATGAAGATTCAGCTCGACAAGGCGAACCTCAAGAGGATCGATCAGGACCTCGAGAAGCTCCGCAAGAAGAAGCGGAAGATCGATCAGGAGTTCGCCATCACCTCCCCGATCTCGCCGGATGCCGCCGAGCGCCTGGGTCAACAGAAGGAGCTGAAGCTCAAGCCGATTCAGGCCCAGATCAACGTGGATCTGAAGGACAAGGACAAGACGAACGAGGAGCTCGCCGGCATCAGCGAGCCTCGAGGGAAGCCGCGGAAGGCTCAGATCTACGCCGACGTTCCGCAGAGCTCGATTGACGCGGCGAACGCGGACCTCGACAACATCATCAAGCTCCGACGCACCGCCGAGATCCAAGTCCACATCATTCCGCCGGAGATCCCGCTGCTCGGCGAGGTGCCCCTCGGCGCTGCTCCGCGGCCAGGGCGGCGAGGAGCTCCCCCCACGGCGGCCGGCTCTCCCGCTCCGGCCTCCCCCGGTGTCGCCGAGCGGAGGGCGCCGAGGCAGACGCCGGTGAAGGTCTACCTCGACGGCGAGGAGATCGCCGACCGGCTCGAGCTCCGCCGGCGCCGCCTCGCCGGCCAGGGCGGAAGGCGGAACCCCTAATGGTGCTCGGCATCGACGTGATCAAGGACGACCTAGAGACGCTCTCCGTCAAGGTGGCTCTCACCGGCCTGACGCCTGGCGAGCGGTATGACGTGTTCCGGCTGCAGCTCCGCTATCTGGGGAAGGACGATGCTGGGGCGAGGCGCTACGAGCGAGAGCTCCCCGATCGGCGCGGCCTCTGGTCCGTCGTCTCGCATCGGATGGGATGGCAAGCCTCGTTCGCCTCCCACACGTTCCGCGACTACGAGTGCCCGAAGCGGCCCACCCAGTTCTACGTTTGCCTCTCCTCGGCCGGCGGCCCCCACGAGTGGGATTTCTCGAACGGCGCCTACCCGATCAGCACGGGCGCGATCGACGACGAGGTTGTTCACTTCAACCAGGACATACGGGACGCCGGCCTCGAGGTGATCCCCGATGAAGGCCAGGTGCTGATCCGATCGACCAACGAGCTCGCCCTCTACGTGGAGGGCTGTGTCGTGGATATGGACGGCCCCACCTATACGGCGCGCGGCCAGGAGCACGCCGTGATGGGCTCGCAGTACCCCGTCTATGTCGCCGACACTCGAGAGGCGCGCCGCGGCACGGTGACAGTCATGGTGCGAGATCTCGGCCAATACAACGACCTCCGCCGGATCGTCTTCCCAGCCTCCGGCCGCATCCGTCCCGTCGTCTTCCAATCAGGCGGCGATGCGACGATGTTGCTGGACGACATGCGGATCATCCCCCTCGACGTGGAGATCGAGCAGGCCACCCAGAAGGACCCGGATCGCCGCTACATTCACATCGACTACATCGAGGTCGAGCCTGGGCCGCTGATCCATCGGAGCGGCGACAACGACAGCCTCGTCTCCGAGCCTCAGGCCGATTTCACGATCAGCGATACGACCCCAGGCGTCGGCCAGTGGGTCACGCTCACGGATGCATCGACGGGCCTCGGCGACGACTGGGAGTGGACGATCGGAGGCGGCCAGGAGGGGACGAACTGGGTGGGGAAGTTCTACACCCAGGGGCCGCACAAGGTTCGGTGGAATCAGCGAGGCGCGAAGGGGATCAAGCTCCGGTTCGGCGGATCAGGGGCCGGCTACCACAGCCGCATCAAGCAGGTCGAGGTGCACGGGTGATGGGCCACCTAATGAAGCGCGGATGGTCAGCCAAAACCCCGACCATCAGCTCGAGCGATGCCCAGGAGCTCAAGCAGCGATGCCGCGAGTCCCACACCGCCCAGTGGTCCGCGGACGTGACCCGCTGGGATGGGAGCAGCGTCGAGACCCTGGCGAGCGATATCCCGATCACGGGCGGAACGCTGACGCTCGACGCCGGCGATCAGATCCGGCGGCAGCTCACCATCACGGTCGGCGGAGGCGAGGAGTGGGAGCCCACCGCGCCGACCGATCCTCTGCCGCCCTGGGGCCAACGCATCCACCTCTACGTGCAGATCGATCGCCGCGACGGCGGGTGGTTCCCCAAGCTCAAGGTGTTCACCGGCCCGATCCGCGAGAGCATCTTCGAGCGGCCCTCGCTGATCTCCACCCTCGAGTGCGCCGATCCTGGCTCAACCCTCCACGAATACCTGCACGTGACGAGGAAGGGCTACGGCGGCCAGATGCTAGACGAGGCCGTCAACGCGATGGTCAACGCCGCCCTACCGGCCGCGGACTATGACCTCGAGGCGAGCTCCGGCGCCACCACCCAGGAGGTCGAGACCTACGTAGCTGATGCCGGACAGAGCCGGCTCGAGGCAGCGAACGAGCTCGCGGGGAAGTGGGGATACGAGCTGTTCTTCGACTGGGCCGGCGATGCCATCCTCCGCCGAGATCTGACCGACGACGACGATGCCAGCTGGGACCCCTCCGAGGCCGGCCCAGATATCGGAGACGTGGCTCGGCCCGTCGCCGTCTTCGCCGATGGCGAGGGGGGAAACCTGATCGGCACCACCGTCAGCCTCTCCCGCGAGGGCTCCGTCAACGGCGTGGCCGTCAACCTCGACGCGCTCCGCAAGAAGGACGGAGCCGAGGGCGATCTCCACTGGACGCACCTCGAGACCGCCGGAGGGTCGATCGCCTGGGGCGATGTCTTCGGCCGCATCCCCCTCGTGGAGACGAAGGACGTTCACAAGATCACGAGCAACCTGACGGATCGCCAGACGCAGCGAGCTAAGAAGCTGCTCAAGCGGCGCCGCGGCATGACCAAGTTCATCGACTTCGATGCCCTGCCCTCCTACTGGGTTGAGCCCGACGATCGGGTTCAGCTCTCGATCGCCGGCGCTGAGGAGAACTACTACCTCGAGCGGATCGAGCTCGACCTCGAGGGCGGCCCGATGCGATGCCGCACGCGGGTCCTGACCACACCGCTGCCAGGGGGCGAGTGATGGTCAACCCCCAGCCTCGAGCGAGATCCTCCTACCGGGTGCCGCGCACCCCCGTGGGGATGCTGTTCGATCAGGGCTCGCCCACGGAGCCGATCAGATACGTCGCGGGGAAAGTCACCGACACCGCGACCGATACGTGCACGGTGCTCATCAACGGCGAGGAGATCCCCCGCGTCGCCGTGCTCGGCGACATGCCGGATCTCGGCGATCTCGTAGACGTCTACCAGATCGGGGATCTGCTCTACCTCCCCGCGGCCGGCGGCCTCGTCATCGTCCATCACGGCAGCGACCCGGACGTGGCTCGGCCCTCCGCCACCTGGGTGCTCTGGCTCGGCACGGCGGAGCCCAGCAACGCGAAGCCGTATGACGCCTGGGAGGAGGCCGATATCTGATGCCCACGGCCACCCTCGCTCTCAACGCGCCGAACCTCATCGCGGTCGCCACCACCGACATTCCGGGCTCCTCGCCCGAGGGGGGCGGCGTGACACAGACAACCCCTCCGCACGTCACCGGCGTCTGGTCCTCCGATGGCTTCCACCCGCCGGCGGAGGGGCCGTTCACGGACGAGCTCTGGGACGGCGACGACGCCACCTATGCGGAGCTCTGGGGCGAGTCGGGGAACGCCGGAGT